TGACAGGAAAGACGCTTTCGGCTGAGCATCGGGAAAAAATTAGCGCTTCTCTACGACGTGTTATGAGTACGCCAGAAATGTCCGCTAAATTGAGCGTGGCTCGTACAGGGAGAAGGAATTCTCCTGAGACTATAGTTAAGATGAGACTAGCGGCGCTTAATCGAGAAGTTTTGAAGAGGGAACATAAAAAACTATGAGTCTACCCATACTGCCAAACTCCCCCACAATAGCTAACATTGATAGCAACTACAACATCCTTGTCAACTGGGTGCCGGTCAACGAGGTCCTGGCGGGAAGCACGCCCTACTCCGCCTATGCAGGGTGGAACATCCTCCTTGCCAACCCTCCGGGAAACACCCCTGTATTTTACTTCATGGACGGTCTAGGCTCAGGGGGGACGCTCAGTAGTCGCTCCTTCGAGCAGACCCTCGGCGTCGGCGACTACACCCTCAACATGGATGCCGTCTCGGCGAACCTGACGCAGTTCCAGAACAGTCCTGAATGGCCAGCCTCCCTCCAGTTCCCTGCCGACCTTACCGGCATGGTGACGCTCAGCAACACCACTTTGGAGCTTGGACAGGGGTTGACCATCACCCTTAGCAACCTCTACAGCGGCACGGGCGTAAGCACTTGGCAGGTCAACGCCGCCTTGGTCAGCAACCCCCAGATTACCGTGTCCTCGGGTCCCCTCCCCATCACCAGCCGGACCTTCACGACGATTTTCACCACCCCCGGCAACTGGGCTATCACCGTGCAGACGCTCAGCGATTTCAGCATGGACAATCCGCCCGTCAAGCTGAGCCGCTCCTTCGCCTCCTCGGTCTTCGTCATCAACCAGCAGTACTCCGCCGCTCCCCAGACCGGCATTACCGGCACGCTCGGCGTCGGCGGCGAGGCGGGTTTCGAGATTGTTGACAACTCCTCCGCCACGGCCACCCCACAATCCTACGAGGTAATCGTCCGCAGCCTTGTCCGGGACACGATGACCAACGAGCTTAAGCTCCTCGTGGCCACCAGCCGTTACAGCAATGCCAGCAGCCTGCTCGGAACCATGGCTCTGGATGTCTTCCCGTTCTCCGGGCGTCCACAGGCAAAGGAGCTTCTGGAGCCTCTCGCCGAGGTCAGCCCGAGCACCGGCACGCTCTCCCCGGTCAAGATTCAGACCACCGCCATGCCCACGACCTCCTATGTGGGTCTGCCGGAAGAGTACTTCAAGTTCATGACCGCCACGGGCGGCATTGCCCCCTATAGCTGGTTTGCCAACGGGCTTCCTCCAGGGCTGAGCATGAGCCTCGACGGGACCATCAGCGGGACCCCGACCCAGCTTGGGAACTTCACCGTTAACGTGTCGGTAATGGACAGCACGACCCCGGCATTCATCGCCGAGCAGACCTACACCTACACCATCCCGACCAACTTGGCAATCACCACCACCTCGCTGCCTGGCGCAACGGTCCTTACCCCCTACAACCATGCGCTCCAGAACAGCGGGGGTCTACTTCCCTTCATCTGGTCGGTACAGGGCGGGGCATTGCCGGTCGGTCTGACCCTCAACCAGAGCAACGGGGTAATCTCCGGGGTACCCTGCACCTATGCGGCATCCGACTTCAATCCCTCGGGATTCTCCGTCACCGTGCAGGTTCAGGACGCTGTGGGGGCACTAGCCTCGGCTACCTTCACCATCGTCCTGTCCCCGGCTGCCCTCCAATTCGGGACTCCTGACCAGCCGCTTATCTTCGCCGGTCAGACCTTCAAGATTGACGTGCCGGTCTTCGGCGGCGTTCCCCCCTACACCCTGATGTCCTCCAGCAGCGACCTCACTGGCACGCTGGCGTTGTACAACGGGGTATTCGAGTTCAGCGTTAACGCCCTGAATTCCCAAGCTGGCGTTCACAACTTCACGGCAACAATTCAAGACAGTGCCAGCAACTCCATCACCAAGACCTTCTACTACACGGTCGCTCCCGAGGTCAGCAACATCCTCGTCACGCAGGCGGCGTTCGAGTATGAATGGCAGAACGGGGATACCACTTCCCTAGCTCACAGCATCACCGGACCGCTCACGGGATTCCTCATCAACCAAGGCAACCTCTACACGGTTCCCGGAAGCGACTTCTACAACCCCAACGGGCTGGTGGTGACTGTCAATCCCGCCTCCTCGGTTGTAACATCTCCCCCGCTCTCTCCGCCTGTTACCGGACCTGCGGTGGAGGTCGCCGGACCTCCCACGGGCTATGGGAACACGGAGGTCCACGTTCCCATCATCCTCACCAATGGGACCGCCACGGTAGCAACCATCGTTCGGGCATTTACTTTGTTGTCCCACAATGATGCCGGGCTGGGAGCAGGAGACGTGGGGGTAGCCTCTTGCTACACTCGTCCTTACTTGGTCAACGGAGCGGTGGGACTTGACCCTGAGCGTCCTTACTTCAACTCTCCCGAGGTCACCAACCCCGAGACCCTGACCGTCAGCCTTAAGGCAGGCAGCACGCTGCCCGCAGGACTGTCTCTCGACCAGATCAACGGGCTTATCTATGGCAACCTGCTGACCACCTTCGGTTCCCTCGCAGGGGGAGGGAACATCACCATCTTGGAGTACTTGGACAGCAGCAATGTGGTCCATGGGACCATCACCATCTACTGGGACACGCAGACCACCGCTCCCTTTGCCCTCAACGGGACCCTTCCTACCGGGGCAAACCAGCAGGCGTACAGCGGCACCCTGACGAGCAACTCCCCGTCCGCCCTCACCACCGCAGCGGTCTACCGTGGGCACCTGCCTGCCGGTCTCATCCTCGGGGTGTTCGGCACCAGCATCACGCTCACCGGTACGCCTACGGAGGCAGGCTACTTTGACCTCTGGATTCAGGCGACCAATGCCGGGGGACAGTCCTCCTATATCTACCAGCGGCTCGCCATCAAATACATCACGCCGCTGACCATCCTGACCAACCCAGTCCCGTATATCGTGGTGAGTCAGCCCTACTCCTTTACCATGTCGGGATACGGCGGGGTCACTCCATATACTTGGACTTGGGATGTGGCAACCAGCTTCCCTGCCATAGCCGGGACCATAAGCCTCAACCCGGCTACCGGGGTCATCAGCGGAACCTACACCGGCTCTCCCGTGGGTCCGGCGAACGTCACCTTCACGCTTACCGACAACAACAGGACGGTGGTTACCCGAGTTCTCCCCATGAGCGTCAACAACGCCTTGTCCATTACCACTGTCTCAATCCCGGCGATGACCCTCGACCAGTCTTATTCTTTCCCCCTGAGCGCCTCGGGAGGCATTCCTCCCTACACGTGGACGGCTGTTACGGCTCCGCCCCTTCCCACGGGGACCTCCTGCAACACCTCGGGCGTCATCAGCGGAACCCCCACGGTGAGTTTCCCGTCAACCCTTATCACCTTTACCGTTCAGGACACGACAGGACCCACATCGCAGGTCACCAAGAATCTGGCGGTGCAGGTGGGCATCGTCGCAGGGATGACCATCATCACCAGCAGCGTGGGAGAAATCTACCGTGGGGAATACTACCTTGGCACCATGAGCCTCGGTGGGGTCACTCCTACTATCCCTGTTCAGTGGACCATCACCTCGGACCCGCACAGCCTGTTCACAACCGGTGGTCTCTCCTTGGTTCCCAGCGCCTCGGACAACGGGCTTACTGCCAAGATTACCGGTCTCTATACCAACAATCCATTCGTCGGGGATATAGTGGGAGTGCAGGCGGCCGACTCTGGTGGGCACGTCGCCACGGTGAACCTCAGCCTTACGGCGGGGACCAACCTGGCAGTCACCTCCACCTCTCCCCTCCCGCAGGGGCTTATCAACATCGCCTACAGCCAGCAGCTTACCGCCTCGGGCGGAGGCTCCCCAAGCGGTGGTGCTCCGACCTATTCCTGGACGAACGTCGCACCCCTGCTTCCGGGCGGGTTTAGCCTCAGCAGCAGCGGTCTCCTCACCGGGACCTCAGCCTCGGCAATCAATCAAGCCTTTGGGGCACAGGTAGCAGACGGTCTCAGTCCCGCTGATACGGCAAGCGCCAACCTACAGCTTATCATCTCTGCCAGCACCCTTGCCATCACCACGTCCTCCCCGCTCCCGCAGGGAACGGCGGGCGTGGCATACAGTGTCTCGTTTGCGGCATCAGGAGGAACCGCCCCCTACACATGGCAGCTTGTCTCCGGTGCGCCTCCCAACGGTCTCAGCTTGGGCAGCAACGGCACTCTCAGTGGCACGACTATCGCCGTTGGTACCTTCAACTTCACCGTGCAAGTCACGGATAATGTCGGTAGCACTTCGCAGAAGGCATTCTCCCTCACGATTATCACCGGGATGACCTTGCATACAGGGATAGACTACACGCTGTCCACCTCCACCGGCTCCCTCGGCGAGGTCACCTCCCTCGACAACGTGGCCACCATCAGTGGCAACAACAGGTCTTTCTATGTTGTCGCCACGGGCGTCATCGCTACCTCGTCCTCCCAGATGAGCGCCACGGTGCCCTCGGGCTACAGCTACGTGATAGGCACCCCCTCGGGCGGCGTGGTCTACATCAAGGTCACCGGTCCGTTCGGCTCCGGGTCCGTGGGGTCCAACAACTTCCCCATCACCGTCACGGACGTGGGCGGCGTCAACGCTTCCGCCACGTTCACTTGGACCGTCTACACGAGCCTCGGTCCCCTGACCGTCAAGCCGTCCAGCGGCAGCGTCCCGGCCTACGGTGTCCCCCTCTTCGAGGGCACGGCGGGCAGCCTGCCGGTCGTCAACAACGGGTCATCATTCGTCCTACCTGGTCCGTTTAACGGGACTGCCGTACCACCATCCTCGGCGGCCACGAGCATCTTCTCCTTGAGCGGCGACAACAGCAGCTATCAGGGCATCGTGAGCTTCGGCTATGTCAACCCCAATTTCCAGTTCTCCTATGCGGGAGGCTCCCTCCCGTCAGGCGTGGCACTCACCAATGTCACCCTGTCGGAGGACGACATTGCTTGGTACAGCACAGCCAACGGGCTGGACTTGTTCAGCACGGGGCAGAACTCGACTGAGCCGTTCCTCTACATGGTCAATCCGACCATCCCGTCCAATGGGGTAGCCCCGCTTGCCCTGAGCATCCCGTCCCAGAACGTCACCTACGTGACGGTAAGCTCCGGTCCTCCCCAGACGGAGACGGAGATATCCAGCAGCTACGTGGGATGGACCACCTATGGCAACCTCAAGAACAGCCTTGCCGACACGGTTACCCTGTATGGGGCCAACAACACCGTGGACACCTCCCAGACCCTTGACCTTACGAACTTCCTCCTGAGCCTGCCGAGCAATGCCACGGTCACCAACGTGACGGTCGGTCTTGCCCTCAACCAGAGCGGCGGGTCGAGCGCAACCTATGTCAATGCCAACCTAATCGGCGTGTCCGGCACGAGCTTCCAAAACCAGCCCCGGTACAGCACCAACTCGTTCTCGTTCAACGGGACGTGGACGGCCGCCCAGCTTAACAGCAGCGGGTTCGGCGTGGCGTTCTTCGCCAACTGCACGAACTCCCCCGGAAGCGGTGCCGTGCTGCAACTCAACTCCCTGACGGTGCAGGTGACCTACTGGGTCCCCAACTACAATGCCATCACGGTCAACCTGAGCAAGCCGTTCAGCCCGCAGCAGCAGGGCACGGCGAGCAGCACCGGCAACAGCATCTCGTCGAGCGCCTCCCTCGACGCCGGGGTCACCCTCGTCAGCATCACGCCGACCTACGGCAGCGGGGCGACTGCCGGATGGCTGACGGGGTGGACGTTGCAGGTGGACTTCCCGAGTGGCACGGGGACCATCACCACGCACCTCAGCATGACGGTGCAGGGCACCCTCACCTACCTGAGCGGCACGGCGATGGTGACGCAGCCCGTCACCTACGTCAACGGGGTGGTCGCTACCATCGTGGGCACCTACCACTAGAGGCGAGGCATGGCATACCAGTACGCTTATCCCGGACCGCCCTTCCATTGGCTAGGCAATGTCTCCAAGACCCAGTGGACAACCTTCAAGACATGGGCAACCCAGCGTAAGGGAGACGCCGCCTCCATCTCCCTCCTGCATCGCATCAAGGCGGAGCAGCTTCGGAAGACCGCAGGGGTGATGGAGCAGTACTACTCCTCGGTGTATCCTAACGAGGCGGGGAGCTATGGGGAGACCCTTGCGCCCACCTTCCAGAAGACCCCGTGGAAGCCGGGGACGAGCGGGCACTTCAACTACACCTATGGGGATGACCAGCTTCCCATGGTGATGGTCAGCCGGGTCAAGGGCAACATGAAGGAGATGGTCCAGCGGCACGAGGATGCTGTCTATACGATGAACCAAATCCGGTGCATGATTGAGAAGCACGAGGACACTGCCCAGTATATCAATGACTTCGTGCAGGACTCCACGGGCGTTACCAACAACCCAATGACCCTGACGGAGCTTCTTGCCAAGGTTGACAGTTATTTCACGAAGTCTGAGTATCAGAACGTATTAGTGAACGACACGGTGCTCTACAAGAGACAACCCTACTTCCGTGTCCATCCTGCGGACCTCCCGACCCAGTGGGAGCTTGAGCAGGCGAACCACAGCGACCCCTCGGTTGCCATCAGTATCGTGGACAGGGGCGTGGTTACAGCATGAGCTATGACTTCAATACCGGCATCGAGCCTTGCCCCCATGTAATCTTGGGAGAGAGGTATGTTGTTAACACGGTTGACTTTAAGACTCTCAACTTGGCGGCGGACACCTCCATCAACATGCGTGCCCCCATCAATGGGCAGGCACAGGTCACGGTGCGCATTAGCGGGGAGCTTGTCCAGTCGGACGACCCGACCTACGGGTACTCCATCTTGGTTGACCCTGACCGCTTGACGGCGCAGGGGGTGCAGTTCTACAAGATTGTGTTCAACAAGCCGGTTCGGTGGTTCATTCCCCTCATCGAGGTAGGATACATCACCTTGCAGCCCTACTGCCTGCGGTGCTCGGCACAGGGTCAGTTCAATGATTTTGAGGAGTCCTCCACGGGGAGCTTCATCCGGGTGGTGGACACGGATAAGTTAGTGCAGAGGGTATTCAAGTTCGTGCTGACCTCGAAATGCACGTTTTACCCCCAGTTCACCTGCCCAATTAAGGATTATATCGGCAAGAAGTTCGGAGTGACGATAACGCAGGAGGACATCGCCTCGGAGATTATGGCAGCCTTGCAAGACCTGAAGACCATACAGCAGGCACAGAGCACCGTGCAGCCGTTGAGCAAGCAGGAGATGCTGAAAGACATAACGGGGATATCCACGACCACCCCGGACCCAAACTCGGTGTTCGTGCAGGCGTCGATTACCAGCTACGGGGTCCAGTCCAGCCCGGTATCGGTTAACTTTTCGATATCCTCTACCAGGAATCTCGTGGGACCACAAGTGGGGAGCTAATGCAACCGCCAAGTGTAGGAAATGCGCTTACGTTCGTGACGCCGGTCATCATGGTCGGCAGTCCTCCGGTCCAGATTTCCGCCATGTCGGTGGACTCCACGGTCCTCCCGTACATCGTCCAAGGAAGCTTGGATTATATTCGCCTTGAGGTCTCCCTCTATAGTGCCACGGTTGCCAACGCATCCCCCACCATCTCCAACGAGGAGTCGGTATTCACCGGAACGGTCGCCATCAACCTCAACGCCGGGGACTCTGTCATCCAGTTCCTTGCCCGCAACTATGACCCCAGCCAGATTGGCTGGAACGCCAGCACCGCACGCTCGGTAGGCTACCGGTTCGTTGACGACAACGGCTATGTCCAGATGGTCCTTGCTTCCACCGGTTCCACCGGCAGCAGCGAGCCTACCGTCTTCACCACGGCGGGACAGTACCAAGACCTCTCTTCTACGGTCACGGGAATTGCTATCGTCAACAACATCCTTACCGTGCAGGCAGACAATAACTTCACCGTGGGGATGACGGTATCGTTCAACAACCTCCAGAGCGCCTCTTTCCTTAACGGGGTCTCGGTGGTTATCTCCTCCGTGACCTCGACCAGCTTCACGGCAATCTATGCGTATCCTACCGGCTATCCTTTCGCCCTAGACTCGGGAACCTGCGGGGTCGTTACCCCGGACGGCGAGGTCACGTGGCTCAATATCGGGTTCTATGAGATATCCCCCACGGTCCAGTTCACCATCATCCCCTTCATCAGCGGCTCCAGCACCGTCATCGGTCCGCCCTCCGCCGTGAACTCCTACAAGTCGCAAGTGGCCTGCCGGGTGGAGTGGCTACAGCCTACCTTTGCGGGTACGGTGGGAACGAAGGTCATGTGGTCTACTGACCCTGCTGGGGTCAACCCACCGTATGTGCAGTACGGGGACATCGTCCCGCCCAGTCAAGTGAGCCGGGTCAACACGCAGGTCATCAGCAGCACGAGCACCACCAACTATGACCCCACGACCGGCTTGCAGGTCATCACCACGACCAACCAGACGCAGGAGTTCACCTACAACTACGTGGACATCCCGCCCAGTGCGGTCGGCAATGCCTCGCCCTTCTACGTGCTGCTGAGCACCGTCGTCCAAGACCCCATCACCAATGCGGAGTTCGAGTCCCAGCAGAATGGTCCCATCACCTGCGGGTTCGTCAACCTGGGGCTGGTCAGCCCCACGGACTTCCTTGCCCTCCAGCGCAAGGAGGACATCGCCGGGCGTCTCATCTCCTACATGACCCAGCTATACCCGAACCTCGACCTGTCCCCCCGGTCGGAGATGCGGGACCTGCTCATCGACCCCGTGGCCATCGAGCTTTCCAACATGAGCGTCCGGGAGTGGTTCGCCCGTTGCAGCGTGTCGGCATCGGCAATGAGCCAGATAGACAACGCCAGCGGTAACGGCATCAGCGACGACTTCAACTCCTCCCCCATCAAGCAGCAGATTTCCCGTGCGTTCGGTCTCAATGCCAGCGACACGCAGACCCTCATCGACAACCAGTTCAACATCCTCGGCAACAATGTCGGTCTGCCCCGTGGGGGAGCCACGGCATCCGTCGTTACCGTGACGTTCTACACCTACACCAAGCCCACCCAGACATTCTCGTTCCCGTTGGGAATCCTCTGCACCACCACGGCTGACTCCGTCACCCCGGCGCTCAGCTTTATCACCACCGGGTCGGCGTCCATCACCCCCAACTCCGCCGCCTCGTTCTACGACCCTGTCAACGGGTGGTGGGCGGTCAGTGTACCGGCGAACTGCCTGAGCACGGGAAGCAGCACCAATGCTGGGGCAGGCACCATCAACACGGTAAGCTCCGGTGGTCCGGCTGGCTGGAACGTCACTAACTTGGCATCCGCCGACTTCGGTCTGGACTCGGAGATAAACTCCCACTACGCCGCACGTATCACCAACAAGCAGATTACCGGGGTAGACTCCGGGACCCGCAATGGCTACTATACCGCCTCGCAGGCAACTCCCGGCATCGTGGCCACCGAAGTCGTAGCGGCGGGTGACCTGGAGATGGTCCGGGACTGGGACCCCATCCGCCAGAAGCACGTCTATGGGTGCGTGGATGTCTACTGCCAAGGAACCTCCTCCTCCGAGGAGGACGATACCGTCGCCTTCCAGTACGAGAACAACGGGACCCTTGGTCTCTACACGAGCTACCTGCCCCTGAGCTTGGTGTCGGCTACAAGCTCCGCCATCAAGTTCCAAGTCAATAGCCTAGCCTTCCAGTCCCTCGAATGGCTGCTCTATCAGGGCGTGGAGCTTATCGTCAGCGGCTACACCGGCTCTTTCTACCTGAACATCCTGAATGCCCAGTTCAATACGGCCGAGGGGTACATCATCCTCGACCCCGCTGCCCTTTCCTACCAAGTCCCCATCACGGGCATCGGTCAGGTGAGGATTCCCTACCTGTCCAACCTTGCCGCCGTGCAGGGAGCAGGCGGGAACGTCACCTATGCCCTCCTCGCCCGGCTCCAGTCCCCGTTGACCGACGTGCCCACGAACCAGCCCGTCGTCGGAGTCAACGATGTCATCGGGCAGACGACCCAGACCGGGACCGTCCCCACGGCTCTCCTGGAGCTTATCCACAGTTCGGACTTCCTCCTCAACGGAGGGTCCAACCAAGCCGGGGACGAGGTACAGGTGACCTCCGCAGTGAGCGCCCCTGTCACCAAGACCATAACCGCCAGCACCGCTTCCCCCGTGTCCATCGACACCGCCATGGACGTGTCGGTTGACCAGAACGGCAACATCGGCAACATCCTGTCCGTCCGGTCCACGGACCTCTCCACGCTCTATACCTTCGGACCGGGCGGGGACTACACCATCGTCACCACCGGACCCTACCGGAGCTACGGGCTTGCCCTGCGGCAGGCGTCGGCGACCATCACCGCCATCTCCATCTCGGGGGGCATCCTGACGGTCACCTGCAACAACCGGTTCGGGACCGCCATCGGCGGCAGCCTGCTGACCCTCAACGGTCTCACCACCGCTATGTTCCTCAACGGGCAGCAGGTATCCGTCATAGCCTCTACGGGAAGCGCCTTCACCGCCTACTACCCGCACGCCGACTATGCCTTGGCTCCTGACACCGGGACAGCCACGGGGTATGCCATCCAGAATGGCCAGCAGGTCGTGGTGAGCTACAATCAGTTCACCGTCTACGAGCGCCTGAGCTTCGCCCTGAACGAGCCGCAGACCCTCAACGGCGGGATTGCCAATGCCCTCGACAACAACGGGTTCGTATACAATACTTGGCTACCGGAGAGCTACGGAACCTCCTATGGACCCAGCCTCATCAACGGGTTCACCCTTACCCTCGATGGTGCGGTGTACAACCCTGATGGCTCTATCAATGTGGCTGCCTCCACCGGTCTCATCGGCGCAGGCGTGACCCACGACAGCCGCTACATCAAGGTGCTGTACCAGACAGCCTCCAGCCCGTCCGTCTATGAGGTCATGATAGAGAATGTGGACTTCGTGCTGAATGTGGATACCAAGTCGGGGACGGCGACCATCGCCCGCAACCTGGCGACCAATGCTACCAGCCGCATCCCGGACGGCGGGCAGGTCCTCGTGAGCTACTTCTACAACGAGGCGTTTGACGTGTCCACGGAGTACCCGTCGTTCGTTCCCATCCTCGTCAACCAGCTAAGCCAGACCAAGGCGGCGGCCGCCTCGGTCCTTGTCAAGGCGATGGTAGCCAACCCCATCGACATCACCCTTAGCGTCACGCTCAACTCCGGGGTATCCGCCGACACGCTGGATTCCGACATCCGCACGGCCATCGACCGGGCTTTGGACACCGCCAGCGGCACTTTGTACCAGTCCGAGATAGTCACCCAGATACAGAGCATCACTGGGGTCAAGTCCGTCTCCATCCCGCTCATCAAGTGCGCCAAGTCGGACGGAAGTTATGATATCGCCTTCATCATCCCCACGGGGACGCTGTGGACCCCTCTAGGCTCCGACCCGGCGTTCTCGCCGCTTGCGTTCGTGACGACCCCGACCGGGACAATCAACTACATCCCCAAGAACAGCTTCATCACGACCAATACTATCCTGCCGGACAGCACCATCCCCTCGGGCGGACCGGCTAACGCCTTCGTCGGGCTGCTGTACCAAGGGCAGGCGTATGGTCGGACCTTCTCCATCCGGGACTTCCTGACGAGTGCCGTGACGCCGCAGACATCTTCCGGGAATGGCTCGTTCTATATCATCGGGTCAAGTGACCAGATATATATTCCCAACTACAACAATAACAACCAGAACTTTACGGAGGTCCTGAACTCAACCTATCCCCAGAGGGTTATCCTGACCATCCCGCTGGACACCACGACCCCGTCGCTCAAGAGCTACTTCGTGACTTATCAGGTATTTGGAGAAAGCTCGGCGAAGGACGTGACTTTGTCCAGCACTGAGTATTTCACGGCAGGAAGGGTGACCATAAACTACGTTACCTCGGGGAGCTAGCTGTGTTTTTTGTGAAGGAACGGGAGTATCGCAAGGTCAGGAACGTCTTGCAGGCGCTCAAATACGCCAAGGAGATTACCCAAGAGGTGCTTGAGTCGTCGTTCGATATCCTGAACCGGCTGGTGGAGCTTGAGATTCCGGCTCCCCGAGTCTTCGCCCACAACCCCAAGTCCATGGTGTTCCACTGGACTCTTGGAGAGCGGAGCATCTATGCGACGGTATCGAATAAGAAGGTGGGTGTCCTTATATCCTCCCCGTCAAATATTGAGTTCCGTACCTCCCTGTCGATAGACGAGGAGCCTGTGGCGGCATAGCATGGCGAACAACAATATCCCGGACCTTCTGTACCAGCAGTCGAGGGAGTCCCTCCTGCTCCTTGAGGACACGAGGCTATACTTCCTGCTGGCGGCGGTTGCCAACTACTATCTCCCGAGGAACGACCAGCCCCAGTGGGGGACGATGATGCGTGCCATAGCGCAGGAGATGGCACGGCTGGACTATGACTACCAGTATGACATAGCCGCCAAGGCTCCGCAGTACCTTACCCCCCCGGACATCAAGCGGGAGTATGCCGCCCCGCTGCAAATCAAGAGCACCTATCCCTATCCTACCCAGTTTGACAAGGGGGACTTCACCGGCATCTACAACTCCTTGGACAATCCCGTAGGCTACCGGGACATGCTCGTGGACCTCATCCAGGCATACGGTCTCGGGGCCACCACCGCCTCCATCGCCGATGTCATCTATGCCTACACGGGGAAGAAAATCACCGTGGTGGAGCTTTACAAGCTCATCGGGCAGGGCGTCTACGACCAGTCGGACCGCAACGCCGTACAGGTAAGCGTGAACGTCGGGGGCAACAACGCCCTGACCGACATCCAGAGCCTCACCCAGCTTCAGGAGATTGTCCAGAACCTCTACGGGGCAATCGACCTAGCCAAGCCTGCCCACGTGGGCTTGGAGTTCACGACCGTCTTTGCCGAGACGGAGAACGTCAGCCTCAACATCACCGACACCCTCCGTATCATCATCCGGCAGGTGGAGGCACCGCCGCTCGACCCGATGCTCTGGGTCGCCCCCATCTTCAACATAAAGCACCCGAAGACCACGCTGGCAGCCTACGGCAGGAAGCTGGCTCCGACCATCTCCTATGAGACATGGTTCAACATGCAGCCGATAGCCCCGTCCAGTTCCCCGCCCGTCCCGGTACCGGCTACCGCCTTGCCTTCGGTATGGAACTCCACCTCGAACTACCCCCGTGGCGTCTTGGTTGCTCCCTCGACGGGAAGCTATCAGATGTACCGGGCGCTCAAGAAGAACGTAAACCAGCCCCCGGCTACCAGCCCGACCTACTGGAAGCTCCTCCCCTCCCCTGCGGTCTGGCAGGCATACTACCCGATAGCCTCGGGTATGTACACCGTGGGGATGGCTCCATGGACGGCACTGACGGGCTTCTACACGGGGCAGTTCATCATCGACCCGAACGGTAACCTCCAGATTGCCACGCAGGGCGGCACCTCCGGGGCTACCGTCTCCTTCAACCCCGACACAGGCGGCATCACGGACGACGGCAGTATCGTATGGCTGAACCTCGGGGCTAATTATTTGGTTCCACCTTCAGCTTGGATACAGGTTGTTAATAGCACGGGCGAACCAACAGGAGAAGTAGCGAACTGGAACGTCAACAACCCGATGGGCTTGGTGTCTCCCAGGGTTTCCAATTGTTGGGAAATTAAGAATGATATACTTAACATTCTTACAGAGAGTTAATCTCTATGAACTACCTTGAAACTTCCTCTACTCCTGGCATTTATGCTATTGTTAACAAGGAGAACGGGAAGCTTTATGTCGGGTCAGCGGTCAGCGTTTATCATCGTTTGGTGACTCATGTTCATAGGCTTCGGAAGGGTATCCACTCTAATCCAATCCTTCAAGCGGCTTGGAAGAAATGGGGGGAGTCCTCGTTTGATTTTGAGATTCTGGAAAGTTTTGATGACAAATTCTGGCTCTTGCCACGGGAACAACGCTGGCTGGATACGCTTGAGCCTTGGAAACGGGACAGTGGGTATAACATATTATCGACCGCCGAGAGCCGTCAAGGGCACGAGACATCAGAGGCAACAAGGAAGAAACTATCCCTAGCAAACAAAGGTCGGAAATTCCCGCCTTCTTTTGGGCAGGCAATTTCAAAGGCTTTGAAAGGTAAGAAATACAAACCGTGTTCAGATGAACGAAAAGAGAAAATGAGGGCTTTTTGGGCGACAAGGATTCTTACGGAATCCGAACGAAAGGCCCTCTCGGATAGGGTCAGCGGAAACAAGAATCCCTTTTTCGGAAAACACCACTCACCCGAGACTTTGGAGCGAATTGCATCTCATTTTAGAGGGCATAGGTATTCTGAAGAAAGGCGTAAAGCCCATGCCTTGACCGCCTTGCATGGGGAAAACCACCCGATGTTCGGGAGGCATCATCTCCCTGAATCCCTTTCTTTGATATCGCAAGGCGGAAAGGATGGAGCGCACCGGCGCTGGCATATTGGCAGGGGTATCGTCAGTAATGACTGTGAACTTTGTTTGAAGTCCCGTTTGGCACCTTCTGGTTCCTTAAGCAGATGAGCACCACGGCGAAGCAAGCATACCTGTCCCCTTCGACCGGGACGCTGGAGATATCGGCGGTCCGGTCCTTGCAGCCGACCGCCTCCATCGTCCTCGACCTCGGCATACCTAATTTTACCGTCTTTTCCATCAAATTCCCCATCCCTTCCAGCGACCCTCTGGAGTTCCGGCAGGTGGCCAGCGAGGCGCTGGGGGTGATGCTGGACGAGATGGCGGCATTCATGATTTCCACCGGCTACAAGAAGGAAATCATTGCCAAGGTCTATGCCCTCGCCCTCGACTGCTACAAGGGGATATCCGCCAATGACAACCCGGAGAAGCGGGAGAAGGACCCCACCATCGGCTCCGTCCGGGGCGAGTTCCTCCTGCCCCCGGAGTTCATCAACGAGACCCAGAAGTGCGTCGTCACAGCCTCGGCAAAGCAGATAAGACGGCAGCCACGGCAGCACCGGATGGAGTTCGTCCCGGAGCGCCCGCTCACGCCCTCCAAGAACGATGTCCTCAAGGCAATCAAGCGGTACCGCTTCCAGAGCATCAAGAGCCAGCCCTACCCGCTCTACCTGGTGGTCTACGACAACATGGGCAAGCCCAAGGGCACGCTCTCGCTGGGACCGGGGTTCCACAACGAGCTTTTGAAGATGCAGTACAAGAAGAAGGGCGGAACCGGGGTTGCCAGTCAGCACAAAACACTAAGCGAGCTATTAAACCTTCCGGTTGGCTCGCTTTCGGACGGCGATTTACAGGAGGTTCTGACAAAAGTCGATAGGAACCACCCATCCGTGCAGGGGCTTGTTGACGAAGCGGTAAGCCGGTGGTCAGACGAGTCTATAGACAGAGCCCTCTTAAGCTCCAAGATTAAAGACTTTATACAATACGACGCCGGATACCGGTGGCTGAACCAAGCTTGGCTCTGGGAAATAAGGGAAAAGTACAAGGCAATACATCGGGACTCGCAGACCTATTCCAGTTTTGGCGACTCCAAAGCAAGAGATAGGCTAGGATACCCACAGGTTGTTTACCATGGCACAAGGTTTGACGACCCGTTTCATGGTGATAGGAAGGGTAGGGTATTTTTTAGCTCTAATCCAACGGTCGCAAGGTGGTTCGCAGGGGGGATGTCCCAAGGGACGGGGAAGCCCGTGGTAATGAGGGCTTATCTCAAAATGTCGAACCCGCTTGAGGTGGATGCAGGGAATATAGAAGCGGGGCATAGCCCCGAGGCAATAAACAGGTGGTGGGAACAGTCCGTCGCTGGGGGGCATGACGGCCTCATCATAAGAAACATCCATGAGTCCGGCTATCACGGGGATAACTACATAGTCTCCGATAGAGACCAGATTATCTCGCTTGGTCCCATGGTCCCGAAGGAGCACTCGGCCAGCAAGATAGAAAACATACAGGATATCATCACGGAGGGCGGGGGAAAATTCGTCGGCATCGGGGACGGCGACCTCGTGTACTTCAACAATCCCCATAACCCCTCCACGTTGGTCCTCGACATCCACGAGGTCACCCCAGAGGCGGTGAGGGCGAAGATACAGTGGAGCATCGACGCCTACGAGGCTGCCGCCAAGCGGCGGGACAAGCGTGCCGGGCAGTGGGGAGAACGCTCCTACGATGGTGATAGCATCCACGACATCCTTGACCGCTACCGCCCCAGATATGACGAGGTAAAAGGGACAAGGGAACATCTCGGGTTTGACGAGCCGGTACCGGACGACCGGCTGCCCGACCTTATCGCCGAGCTTAACTCCATGGACCTCGGCACGCCGGACGCCATGCAGGATTATCTCGGCGTGGCGGTCTTCCTCGTCACCCACGGCTCCGACATTCCCGAGGACATGCGCAAGTGCGCCCTTGGCATCGCCCATGAGCTTCACGGCGACACGGAGGGCGGAAACCCCGGAGAGAATACCGACCGTGGGTACAAGCTCTGGAAGGACCCGGTGGGGCGCAAGAGGGAGCTTGAAAGGGAAATGGCCATACTGGAGGGGGACGAGTCCAAGGTGGCCAGTGCCTTCGGGGTCGCCAAGCAGGGGAGCTTCCTCCGGGAAGACGAGATGGTAGCTTGGGGGCAGGGGAAGCAGGACGAGTACTATGCCCGGCACCCGGAGCTTGGCAGTCCGGGGAAGAAGCTGAATCTCATGGTGACCGAGCCGGACGGGACCTCCGTCCCGCTTGCCAAGGCGGTAAGGGCGGACTACGACCCTGATGCCCTCATCGACCCCCTTACCAACCTCTTCGGACGCCTCCAGCCGGAATACCGGGAAAGGCTCAAGGCGGTCCTGAAGCGCCCGACCGAGCGCACTTGGGACAATGCCTACAGCATCATCATCAGCGGCAGCGGCAAGTGGCTGACTCTGTGGCAGGCGGTGCTGGCAGTGGACCCGACCTTCCCAAGGACGGGACCGGCTACCGACCAGCACGGCAAGAAGCTGGACGGCTGGAGGAAGGTCCCCAGCCGTGAGACCCTCATCGCCGCCCTGCGCTATGCCAATCCTGTAAAGCACGACAAGGAGTTTAACACTGACGACATCAAGTTCCTTGAGTCCATGGGCATCAAGCAGGCGGACTACACCAATGAGGAAGGATACTGGGCAGGAGAAGGCAATGCGGCCAGTGGAATACTCCCTGTATGTGTAACCACCGGAAGGATTTGCTTGGCTTGGCGCAGCGCCTATGTGAACGAGGGTGACTGCTGGGGAACCATCGGCGGAGCGGTCAAGAAGGGGATGCAGCCGGGTCCCAGCGCCAAGGAAGAGCTTGAGGAGGAGACGGGGTATAACGGAGGCGTTTCCCTGCATCCTGCTTATGTGTTCCATGATAAGGGGGGGTTCAAGTATTTCAACTACATAGGCGAGGTCGGTGTGGAGTTTGACTTGAACCCGCAGGACGACAGCGCTTGGGAGACCGAATCGCTGGAGTGGGGGACCTACGACGAGGTCCAGCAGCTTATCGACGAGGACCCGCACAGGTTCCATCGTGGGCTTCTCCTGTTGTTCCAGAATTCGGGTAATCTCATCCAGCAAGTCTGCAACCAAGCGAAGAGGGGAAAGGGAAAAGGCAATGCAAACAAGGTCAAAGGCAACACCGATGCCAGCACCACCGGCAATGCTGCTTAAGTTCGATGGGAAAGACAAGATACCGAATCCTATCCGGCACGGGGCAATCCGCATCTACCGGAAGGACACCGGGGAGGTCCTCTACGAGGACAGCAATATCATCACGTCCATAAGCAGTTGGCTCTTCGCCCAGTTCATGGCGTGCGCCAGCCCGCTTAGTCTCTCCCCGCCGCAGGTCCAACCCGTCAGCATCCCCGCTACGGAGCCTGCCTGGGGCGTCTGGGGGCTTGCCCTCGGGGCGGGAAGCCCCACATGGGCACCAACTACCCAGCCGGTCGAGACGGCAACGCAGGTGGAGCTTATACAGCCCATCGCCCGTGTCCAGCTTTCCCGTGTGAACTTCGTCACGCAGGACAACAACGGCAACTGGAACTCCGTCGCCGTCCTCTCCCAGAACGTGGAGTTCCAGACCACGGTCAACAGCACGACCAACAACATCACGCAGGCGGTCCGGGAGATGGGCCTCATCGGCGGGGGCATCGCCAACATGGGCAGCTACACCATGCTGACGGCACCCTACTTCAACGGCAACCCGTCCTCCTACGCCACGGTGCAGGCAAGCCAGCAGACGGTGGTGCTTCTTAATTACAAAACTTTGCCACCTTTGCTGCTACCTCCCGGAATAGATATAATCTTCAGTTGGATTTTTCAACTATAGTCAGTAAAACAACTTCCCGTTAGTATTATAGTAAGGGAGGTTGTATGTTTATCTATCTGATTGTAAACCATGAAACCGGAAAGTATTACGTTGGCCAGCATAAAGGAAAAAACTTAAAGAAATACTTACAACAAAAGTTTAGTCATGCTCAGAAAGGCATATCTGAGCGTTCACATCTTTTTGCCTCTATGCGAAGGCATCCTGACCCCTCCCTCTGGTCCATCCATACGCTCCGCTCCGATATCCAGACCCGTGGGGAGCTTGACGAGACGGAACAAGATTTCATCAAGTTCCTGCGGTCGCAGAACCCTGAGTATGGCTACAATATCTGCCGGGGAGGGGAGGGATTCACGGGACCGCATACTCTTGAGTTTGGAATCAACCATAGCCACATTATAAAAGAGATGTGGAACCAGCCAGAATTCAGGGATAGGATGCTGGAAGCCCTGAAGAAGACCCCCGAGCAGGAGGCGTACCGACTAGAAGAGCATCGGAAAGCGCTTGAACGACTGGGCGGCTCCTTCCAGACTCCTGAGTCCATAGAGAAAATCAAAAAGTGGCGTGCTCAGCAGGATGAACCGCAGAGATTGGCTGCTTTCAAAAAGTGGTACAAAGAGGGAGACCCGGAACGGAGGGTCCGGGCCGCAGCCACACATACCGGCAAAACCCACAAGATGTCAGCCGAAGGCAGCAGAGCCATCAGCGAAGCCTTCCGCCGTTCATGTCATCGCCGTTGGCATGTCAAACGAGGAATAAATAACCCGACTTGCCAATTCTGTATTGAGGAGAAAAGTGGACCAGCAGGCATACAGGATAGGACGCTATGAGGAGCTTGACGACTCCAAGATATGCTACTGGTTCGACCCCCAGCTTCCTGGCTACTACCTGTATATCCCTAGTTGCGGGCTGGGGAACTTGAAGAATCACAAGGTGGAGGAGAACTTGGATGGCACTATCACTGTGTCGCCCTCCATCAAAGTGTGGGGGCATGACCAAGGGAAGCAGATGATTCGGCACGGATACTTGGTCGGCGGTAAATGGCAGGGCTGTTCGGACGATTGGGCGGGGGCATAATGGCTGGCAAGGTATTGGCGCTCAAGCTCGGGGAATGGGAGGAGTTGGCCAACGGTGTCGTCAACACCGGATACCGGGTCATGCTCTCCGTCCAATTCATCCAGATGGATGTCCAGACCACCACCTTCTACGGGTACAACCTCTTCCAGATGACCTACTCGCCGTGGGGCGTCGGTCAGGTGGATGTCGGCTCCCTCAACTCCATCAGCCTCTTCATGAACTTCCTCGGGTCCTACAAGGGGAAGCGGAGCGAATGGGCACAGTTCGTGGACCCGCCCTACAACGCCGCCTACTACCTCGGGCGCTCGTACAACCTCGTTCCCCCTCCCCCGGAGCCTCCCGAGTCCAAGGGTCCCATGGTGCTCGAAAACGCCTCCTACGATGCCTGCAAGGGATGGTGGATAAGGTTCAAGGGCAACTTCCGCATCGCCATCCCCATCTTCCAAGACTTTCCCAACGTCAAGGACCTGACTCCCGATTTTTCCATAAAAATCAAGTAAGTCCGGTATTACCATCTTGGGGAATCCAAATGTGCCGAAACCCTGAGCAGGTCAAGATGGGGGACCGGCGCAAGGGGATGATTTACGCCGCCGTGGCTGCCTACCTCATCATCCTCCTGTTGAATTGATGAGGGAACTTCATAATTCATAAGTGAGGAGACGTGCGATGCCCACCCCGAGTGTGTTCAAATCAGCCTTTTTGCAGAGCGCCGCCGCTTCCCTGTTCGTGGTCAAGAAGGACGGGAAGACCCTTACGGAGCCGATGTCCAACAACGAGTGCTTCAAATGGCTCCATGACCGTGTTTCAAGCTCCGTGGACTGGGCAATCAAGTACGAGGGCTACTCCATCGACCCCGCCAAGCCGGGGGACGGTCCCGACATCCCGGACCTTAGCAGCCCCGAGGACCAAGCCTTCATGAAGGAAATGGCCATTTCCGGCTCCTTGAAGAGGCGGCCAGATTATAGGGTTACCGAACCGGCAGACCCCCTGACCAAGGAGGCTGCGGCCGTCTCCGCTTCTCCAAGAGAATATCCCGTAGCCAAGAAGCAGGACGGGTTCTGGTACATCGTCGGGCTGGAGGGGCAGGAGCTTAGCGAGGAGTCCGAGGGTCCCCCGGTGATTTCCACTCCCGACTCGTGGCTCAATGTCCACCAGCACGCCAAGAACCTCGATCTTGCCGAGCAGCTTTACCGGGAGCTTTATGCCGAATTCCAGACCAACGATAACCTCAAGGAAGGAGACATCTTCGCTACTCCCATAGGTAAGTTCGTCTGCCAAGGCGTGGATGTCGTTCCCTACGACGATGCGGCCAAGCGGGCAATCTCCGAGGTTGACGAGAGCTACCGCTGTGACAGGTGCGGTTGTGACCAAGGGAAACATAAGAAAAGTTATGATGATAACGGATACAAAGTATATGGTCAGTGTAGTGACCACCCAGACTGTCCCGAGTATGTTAGGAGCGGCGTGTAAAATAATCCTGAAAAACCCGACTACCGGAGGTATTATATGAGTGGGTGGAACTAACGGAACACTGGGACACCCAACCACGTTAATACCCTCGACTCCTACATTCCCCGGCTAGACCTGGGATGGCAGCAAAGGGGGTCGGAGATTCGACGGGGGCGGTCGCCCATTGACCGCCCACCGCCCTTGAGCCTGTTCAGCGGTCTTATAGCTGGAACTTGAGATTGCAATATGATGACCATCACTATGCCGCACACGCAAACGACAACCCAAATTAGGGTGGGCGGCGGAGCCTGCTCGGGATAACAAAAACCGAGCCGAGACTTAGCGACCGCCAGAAAGTTTGGCGGTCTTCGTGTTTTTAGGGGCTTTATGGGCAGCGTGAGCTTGACAGAGGTTGACAGGAACGACCCTTGGGATGTATTCTTAGACAAGCACCTGCCCGAGAAGGATGATACTCAGGATGCAGGGTCGCTAAGGCGGGGCGGCATTCGTCTGACGAGAGTAAGAAGCGGTGGTACCGGGCTTCGGAGGTACAATGGCCAAGTTCGAGCAACACTGTCGTGACTGCAAGGTCATTCTTGGAGACCGGCACGAAGAAGTAAACCGGTGGATAGACGGGATGTTCTGGAAGAAGGGACCCGCCCATAGGCATTACCGGCATCACACCAACGGGGTCAGGAAGGCGTTGGAGCTTTTCGGTCCCAAGGGAGCCAAGGCAGCCGTGGTCCATATCGTGAGGGACCTCGGCGCAGTACCGAGGGAGCGGGACTATGATGAGGTCCCGGAGGGCGTGCTAATCATGCCCACGTTCACCGACCCTCCGCTCGGGTTCGAGCAGCACTTCGACCTGTTCCGGGAGAGGGCTGAAGAGGAGATTGGAAGGCTTCTGGGGGAGACGCACGGGAGTGGCTACGCACTTTCCGGGTAGTATTGAACCGTGCAATGAGGGTCCGTAGTCCCCGTTTCCTCCCTCATCAAGATTACTGGCGGGTAGCTCATCTGGCAGAGCGCAGTCCTGATAAGACTGAGGTGATGGGTTCAACTCCCATACCGCCAACCATTTCGTGGCACCGTCGTCCAGCGGCTAGGACCTCCGCCCGATTAGCGGAAGACCTCGGTTCGAGTCCGAGCGGGGCTACCAAGTTTGGAGGTTGTCATGAGCCGTGCCGTCGAGAAAATGAAGGAGCACGTCGCCCACTGCGAGCAGTGCAAGAGCGCTGCCCATATCGGCGGGATGTGCCAGACCGGAAAGATTCTCAGCCGGGTCATCGACAACCGTGAGTGGTTGGACAAGAACGAAGTTTAGCTCGCCCGCCATGTGCGGGAGGAGTTGAGGTCGCCCTCGGGGCGTCCTTTCGCCGATGTAGCTCAGGTGGCAGAGCACTCGCCTCGTAAGCGAGAGGTCAGCGGGTCAGGGCCGCTCATCGGCTCCACTTTTAGCCGATTTAGGACAGTGGTAGTCCGCAACCCTGGTAAGGTTGACACTCGGGTTCGATTCCCGAAATCGGCTCCATTTCGGCCGGGTTCGCATAGTGTACGATTGCACCGCACCTGTAATGCGGCGGAGAAATCCCACGTGGGTTAGAATCCCGCACCCGGCTCCATGTTTTTCTGGTTTATTTGTCATAAGTACCATTTTTGATGCGTTTGATAAATAGGCTAGGCAATTAAGTTGTTCCGAAGTCGTCTAAAGGTAGGACGGGTGACTTTGAATCACTAAATCGGGGTTCGATTCCCTGCTTCGGAACCAGTTTTTTCCAGAGTCGTCTAACGTAGGATACCACTCTTTGAAAGTGCGCGATGGTGGTTCGATTCCTCTCTCTGGAGCCAAATAATCAAGCAACAATCGCCCCATTTCCCGTATCTAAGGATGTGGAGGTCAATATGAGGAATCTAGCGAAGCTGGTCCTGCTGGCAGTCTTGGCTCTGGCCACGGTTTCCCCGGCGTCGGCGCATTGGTGGTGGCAGCATCCGTCCATCGTCCTGTACGGTCCGGTGGTCTACCCGCCTCCTTACGGAGCATATGGTCCGTACTTCCTTAACTACGTGATCGTGGCTGCGACTG